TCCAAACAGAACACAAGTGCAAAAAAATCGCATAAATAGAAAAAATATGCCTAATTTTGCTACTTCTTGGAAAAAATAATTGTAAATTCCAAACATATAGCGTTGACATTTGCATTATGACTAATAGTGTTAGTTGTAGAGAAATGTAATTTACATATTTGAGGAATTTTGCTTGAGCAACGCTTTTGATTCAAACAATTATCCAACCCAAGTACCTTTTGAATTAAAGCTAGGCGACTTTTGGGCTTGGAAAGACACCAAGTTAAGCACAGATTATGCTAATTCCGCATACACACTTACATACGAATTTAATTTAGTTGATGGTTCTACACCAGCCAACATTACCTTTACTGCTACTGCTGATGGCGATGACTACAAAGTTGAAGTTGCTTCTACCGCTACCGCTTCTTATACAAAGGGTGAGTACAATTGGGTTGCTAATATTACTAGGAATAGCGATAGCGCAAGAGTTAAAGTTGGCGAGGGCTTTGCAACCTTTCAGGACAATTACGCTGCAACATCAGCATCAGTAAGAAGTCACGCTAAGATTGTATATGATGCAATCTGCGCTGTAGTAGAAAACAGGGCTTCAATGGATCAATCTTCAATGTCTATTGCAGGTAGATCACTTTCAAGAATGTCAATTGATGAATTGCTTACTTTCAAGAATCACTACAAAGCTGAATGGCTTAAAGAAGTAAAACAAGCAAGAATCAAAAACAATCAAGGATCAGGCAACACCATCAAAGTGAGGTTCACTAGATAATGGCTTGGTACAACAGAATATTTAGACAAGAAAAGCCTGCAAAGAAACGCATGCCTTATAGAAGAAGCTATACAGGTGCTAAAACAGGGCGCTTATTTGCAGACTTCTTAACTCACTCCGCTTCAGCCGATGCAGAGATCAAAGATAATATTAGAATCCTACGAGATAGGGCTAGAGAGTTAGCTCGTAACGATGCGTATATCGCAAGATACCTTAATCTGATGGTATCTAATGTTATTGGTAAGCAAGGCGTAAGAGTGAGCGCGAAAGCAAGGAATGATAATGGTTCTTTGGATATTCGCGCTAACCAGCTTATTGAACAATCATGGAAAAACTGGTGCAAGCTTGGTAATTGCACAGTAAATGGCAAATTGTCATTTATAGATGCACAAAAGATATTTGTTGAAAGTTTATGTAGGGATGGTGAGGTATTAGTTAGAAAAATTAAAAACAATTCACCTTTTGGCTTTCAATTACAGTTCTTAGAAGCCGATCACTTAGATGAGACCCTTAATTCAGGCGATAAACAGACTGGTAACAAAATTAAGATGGGTGTTGAGGTTGATAAATACGATAAGCCAGTTGCTTATCATTTATATGCCAATCATCCATACGATCAAATATATGTGCATGCAAAAAAACACATAAGAGTACCAGCCGATGAGATCATCCACGCTTACTTACCAAATAGAGCAGAGCAGACAAGAGGTGTTTCATTTGTAGCGCCAGTTATGGCTAATCTAAAGCAGCACTCAGCATATATTGAAGCTGAAATCGTGGCAGCTCGCGTAGCTGCATCAAAGATGGGCTTTTTCACTTCACCTGATGGTGACGGATATGTAGGAGACGGTGAATACGAAGATACTTTTAATCCTACAATGAACGCACAGGCTGGTGTATTTGAACAATTACCTGCTGGCGTTGACTTTAAAGAGTTCAGCCCACAGCATCCAACATCAGCTTTTGATGCTTTTACTAGCAGTGTTTTGAGAAGCATTGCATCAGGATTAAACATTTCATATCACGCGTTAAGCAATGATTTAACTTCAGTTAATTACAGCTCTATTAGGCAAGGCAGTTTAGAAGATAGAAGCATGTATCAGATATATCAACAGTTTGTTATTGAACATTTTATCTCACCTATATTTGATTCATGGTTAGAGATGGCTATGTCAACTGGCAGAATTAATTTACCTATTGGCAAATTCGATAAATTTGCTAATGCAATCAATTTCATACCGCGTAATTTTGGTTGGGTTGACCCACTTAAAGAAATGCAATCAAACATTCTTGGATTACAAAACGGAACTATGACTTATGAAGATATTTCTGCTTCATATGGGCGTGATACTGAAGAATTATTTGAACAACATCAAAAAGAGGTTGAGCTAGCTAAACAATATGGTATTGAAATAGCTTATCAACCATTTGGCGCTAAGTTGCCAGTAGAAGCAACGATACAGGGCAAGGAAAACGAAGATGACATTGAAAATGAACAATAACGATTTTGATTCTAACGAATCAGAAATACATCCAGTAGAAAATACTGAGGAGAAAACTATGCTCAAAGAAGATAGACATATCCTCAGCGTTTCTGAGACTGACAGCACTGTAGTTGTTGAGTTTGAGAAGCATGAGGATGTTGAGCAGCCTGAAGAGGTTGCTGAAGATGTTAATGAGGAAGAAGAAAGAAAGGTTGATACTGAAATAAGATTCAGAACCGTTGATCTTTCAAGAGCTTCTTACATTGACGAGGAAACTCGCAGGGTACGCATAGGTGTATCTAGCGAAGAACCAGTGGAACGCAGCTTTGGTAAAGAGGTGCTTTCACATAAGCGTGAGGACATAGATATGTCATTTATGGCTTCAGGCACAGCCCCATTACTTTTGGATCATGATATGACCAAACAAATAGGGTTAATTGAAAAATTTGAACTCGATGAGGAGCAGCGCAGAACCGTTGCTGTAGTTCGTTTTGGAAAAAGCGAGCTTGCTGAGAGTGTATATAGGGATGTTCTTGATGGCATTAGGAATAATGTCTCAATCGGATATTCCATCACTAAAATGGAACGTGCAAAAGATGATATACATGGTGAACACTACAGGGTTTCTTTTAAACCAGTAGAAGCATCAATTGTCGCAGTACCAGCAGACCAATCAAGGCTTGTTGGGGTTGGGCGTTCTGAAGATAAACCAACACACACAACAAAGGTGAAACTAATGGAAAACAAAGAAACTCAAGAAATTAATCTTGACGAAGTTAGATCACAAGCTACTGGCGAAGCAAGAGCTGCTTTCAAAAAATCTTCAAAAGAGATTATTGACTTAGCTGTTCGTCATAACAAACGTGATTTAGCTGACAAAGCTATCCAAGAAGGTATATCAGTTGAAGAGTTTAGAGGTGTATTGTTAGAAAATATTTCTAATGACAAGCCACTAGAAACTCCTGAAATTGGTATGACTAAACAAGAAGTTAAAAGATTTAGCTTAGTTAAAGCTATTAACGCTCTTGCTAATCCTTCTGATAGAAACGCTCAAAGAGCTGCTGAATTTGAATTTGAATGTTCAGAGCAAGCTGCTAGAGAAAATGGCACTGTAGCACAAGGAATTATGCTACCTGCTGATGTTCTGAGAAATTGGACTAGAGACTTAAATACATCCGATGATTCAACTCTTGTAGCTCAAGACTACAGAGATGGAGACTTCATAGACATATTAAGAAACTCTTCTTCAGTCATGCAAGCTGGCGCAACTATGTTACGTGGTTTACAAGGCAACGTGGTAATCCCTAAGAAAACTGCTGGCTCATCTGCTGGTTGGATTGCTACTGAAGGCGGAGACTCTTCAGAGTCTGAGTTCACTTCAGGATCAGTCACAATGGCTCCCAAGGTAATTGGCGCTCATACTGATGCCTCTAGATTGATGTTACAGCAGTCCTCATTAGATATTGAAAATTTAATCAGAGACGACCTTACTCAAGCTATTGCTACATCTATTGATTTAGGTGCTTTGGCTGGTTCAGGAAGCTCAGGACAGCCAACAGGTATTGCTAATACTTCAGGTATTAATACTACAACTTTTGCTGCTGCTAATCCAACATTTGCTGAAGTAATAGCAATGGAAAGCGCTGTAGCTAATGACAATGCTCTTGTAGGCAATCTTGCTTATATTTGCAGACCTGCTGATTACGGAACTCTAAAAAGTGCTTCTAAAGACACTGGTTCAGGTCAATTTATTGTTGATCCTGATGGAAGGATGAATGGGTATAACGTCATTAGAAGTAATCAAGTTACTTCAGGTGATTTCTACTTTGGAAACTTCTCAGACTTGCTTATAGGAATGTATGGGGGACTAGATATAACAGTTGACCCTTATGCTCTTTCTAAAGCTGGTGGCGTAAGAATTATTGCTCTACAGACTGTAGATGTAGCAGTTCGACATGCTGTAAGTTTCTGTAAGTCATCTGACTAATTAGCTGATGCTTAAATGGAATGGTGGGGGCAACCCCACCACCTTAATTATGAAAAAATATTTAATTATTCAAGATACCGTTGTTAAAGGCGAAAAAGTACAAGCTGGATCAGTGGTAGAACTAGATGAGCAAGAAGGTAATGCTCTAGTTGGCTACAACAAAGCTGAATTACACGTTGCAAAGAAAACTGTAAAAGCAGATAGAAGTGTAGGCTTAGAAGAATCTGAAGCTCCAAAGGTTAGCAAAAGAAAAGCTAAAAAATAATGCCCATTGAAAGCGCAGCAGATTTTAGCTCCTACCTAAATTCAACTACAGGTCATGGGGTTACTGCTTCGTTTTTTGAAGTGCAAAATTCATTGTGGGATGACAGGGTTGGTTTTATAGATTCGTGGTTTGATATTGATTCAGGAAACTCAATCAATTTAGATATTATTATCGACCAAGATTATTTCAATATACAG